GCGACTACATTTATAAACAGCAGACTAAAATTGTTGACAAAGATGGAAATGAAATTCCACAAAAGTCAGCCAATGCATTTGCTTGGTATAAAATTGGATTGCAAGCCAAACCAATTGGTAGCACACAAGACCCTAAACGCAATGACTTTGCCTATGAAATCACTTATGAAATTGCACCTTACGGAATCAACGATCTTAAAAGTGAGTATTTTCCAAAAGGTAAGTTTAGGGGAGCCCAGAAAAAATATTCTTATTGGTTCACCGGCGAAAACACATCAGTGTTAAGTTTTGAACAAGATTTTAATTACTTGTACTATATCACAGTAAACAGTCGACAGCAACAAACAATAAAAAAAGCCGGCACCAGTGATTACCGAGAAATTGAAAAACGTATATTTTCTCCCAACAGCCCGCAATCTAATCAAGGTATTGAAGGCAATATCAATGAACCAAGTGCCAATGCAGCCGACTATTTGTATAGTCCAGCCGACCAAGCACGGGCCAAGCTTACTATTGTTGGTGATCCTTCCTGGATTGCACAAGGTGAAGTGTGGAGTGGTATCCGCGCAACAGCTAAGCCGTTAGATGATAAAACAGATGTTTACTTTGATGCATTCTTATCTGATGGCACAATTAACTTTGATGCCAGAGAAGCATTGTTTGAAGTAGTGTTTAATAAGCCAGTTGACTATGATATACAGACTGGTTTAATGGGTACCACTGCATCTGGAACAACATCACAGGTGTATGTTTACAAAGCACTGACTGCGGTAAGCAATTTTAGGCAAGGTCGATTTACACAAGATCTTGATGGTGTGTTGTTGATATTTCCAGACAACGTAGTCAAGACACAAGGCCAGGTATTATCACAGACCACAACTGAATCAGGCGATGCTGTTGCCAATACAAATGCAAACCAAATTGATGATTTAAATCAATCATCAGCAGAGACTGCAAGGTTGCAAACACAAAATGATCAAGCAAACTCCAACAGTCGTGATGACACAGGTGCGCAGTCGGGTATCACTGATGCCGCAGCCAACAACGGGCAAAATGCTGATTATTATGGGGCATCTGCCACCACCACAGCAGTGAGTTATACTCCTCCAAGTCCAACAGAAATATTAAACACTACTACTCCTAATAATTTGTTTGCCGGAGGCGTGGCAACCCCCACTTTCCCTGCAGATTTTGATGTGCCCACTAGTTACGGACAAGTAGTTGGTGGTGCCGGTGGTGTTGCAGCCGCAGATAATATAGAAAATACTGTGGCAGTACCTGCAACAACTATACAAGGTACAACAATATTAATAACTACTCCACAAGAAGCAAACTTGTTATACGCACAAGGCATTTTATCTAACTCTGAAAGAAATCGAGTGACAACAGAACTAAACAGTTATGCGGCAGCGCAGAATCCAGTGCTGAATTTAGCACCACAATATATTAGGAAAGACGACTAATGGCTGATAATATTCAACGTAGCAAAGGCCGTGGTGCAAGTTATAAGTTTGATCGCGGTGGCATGCCTGCCGAGTTTGGCCCCTATATTGGTGTGGTACGCAACAACGTAGACCCAACAAGAAGCGGACGTCTGCAGGTTTTTATTGAACAGTTTGCTGGCGACAATCCCAATGATCCATCACTTTGGAGAACTGTCAGCTATGTGCCACCTTTCTATGGAGTAACTCCACGCAACAATTCTACAACCACTGCTGGCACTGGAAATTACAAGGGTAACCAGCAAAGCTATGGTATGTGGTTTACACCCCCGGACATTGGGGTCAGTGTAATTTGTTTCTTTGTCGCTGGCGATCCCAATCAAGGATATTACATGGGGTGTGTACCCGATCCAGGTATTACACATATGATTCCTGCTGTGGGCGCAAGTTCAAAATTTGTAACACAAGGCACTGAACAACAAAATTTAACTTCGGGTGCAAATGCTAAACAGCTTCCGGTTGTTGAAATCAACAGTGAAAACGCCACTATATTTGAGAATCCTAGATTCTTTGCAGAACCAAAACCAGTACACAGCTACCAGTTTAGTTTGTTTGCCAATCAAGGACTGTTGGGGGACTATATTCGAGGACCAATTAGTTCTAGTAGCCAGCGTGAAAGCCCCAGTGCTGTATTTGGAATGAGTACCCCAGGACGAGCAATTTATCGTGGCGGCCTGGCAGAAAAAGATATCAAAGCTAAACTTGACGCAGGATCAATAAAGTTAGCTGATGTCAAAGTTGAAGGCCGTCGTGGTGGGCACAGTTTTGTCATGGATGACGGAGATTTACAAGGCCGAGATAATTTAATACGTATACGCACCAGTAAAGGTCACCAAATTACCATGAGTGACGAAGCTGATTGTTTTTACTTTGTTCATGCAAATGGATCTACCTGGGTTGAGCTAGGCAGCGAAGGCACAGTAGATGTTTATAGTTCTAACTCTGTTAACGTAAGAAGTCAAGGTGTTATAAACTTACACGCTGACAAAGACATCAATATCAACGCTGGAGAAAATTTAAATCTTCGTGCCAAAAACATACAATTTGAAAGCCAGGAAACATTCAAGCTTTCTAGTCTAGGCGACATGACAGTGTACAGCAAAAGTAAAATTGGAGTTCTTAGCGATGGCACGTTGACATTACAGAGCGAGACTGGTGGGTGGAAGTGTAGCGGAGATTTGACTCTTAAAGCCGCAAGAATTGATCTTAACGGAGGCAGTGCTCCAGACAATGTTGAAGCACCCAAACCAATTAAAGAATACAAACTTGATGGTACTCAATTTGAAGGATCAAAAGGTTGGCAAGTGGATCCAGGTGCTATTGATACAATTGTTACACGAGCACCAACCCACGAACCTTATCCATATCATAATAAAGGGGTGCCAGCACAAATTGATTATGGCGGTGCAAGTACACCAGCCGCAAGCCCAGAAGTTGAAGAAGCATTAGCTGGCACAGAAAATGATCCGGTAACTGATGCTGTAGATGAAGCTGATGTACTGTCCACCCCAATTGCTGATGCCAGTATTGGGAGTCTCGACAAAGGGCAAGTTACTGGATTATTAGCGCAAGCTAAATCTGCAACTAATCAAGCATCAGATGCATTGAGTCCAACCAAAGGCATTGGTGAATTTGGATTTACCGCAGATAAACTTGAAGTATCAGGATTTTTAAAACCAGGTACTCTACAACAAATTAAAAAAGCAGCTGGAACGCCCACTGCGGCAGATATTGCATTGGCAAATAGCTCCGGATTAACTCCTGATCAGGTGGCAATAAATCGCACCGCCAATCAATTACTAACCAGCCCTGGATGCTGGACCGGCAAAGGTGGAGTGACAGGACTCGGCAGTTTATTAAACAATCCTACATTACAAAGCACAACCCAACAAGCTTTGATGGGCACTACGTTACAAGGGCTTAAATCACTGGGGGTGATCAGCGGCACCGAAAACCCCCAACAACTGGCTGGAATAGTACAAAGCGCCACAAAGTTTGGAGTCACAGCCGCCTCATCGTTTGTCAACGGTGTTGCCTCACCAGGGGTGCAAACCGCAATTGCCAGCACAATTAAAAATGCACAATATGCTACAAATCTTGTGACCACAAGTCTAAGTGGATTGTTTGGCGGAGATGGTGGTGCACCAACAGCTACAGGTACAGTGAATCGATCGACAGTTGACGCATCAGTCAAATCTATCCTTAATGATGCAAAGATTCCGTCACCAATATTCAAGCCTGTGGACCGAGCTTGAAATATAGAGTATAAATAATTTTATGCCAACATTTATCGGGTTTAATACTATAAATCAATTCAAGAAGTTCACGCTAACTGACTTTGCATTAGTCAAGCGTGATCTTGCCAATGCATTGAACATCCAACAAGGTGAAATTCCTGGTAAGCCAGGTTACGGCACAACCATTTGGAGCTACGTTTTTGAAAACCAAACTCCAGAAACCATAGCCGCATTATTGGCCGAACTACAAAGAGTTGCCGGCGGTGATCCACGGGTTTATATTTCAGATGCTCAAGTATTCCCACAAGATAACGGCCTTTTAATTGAATTAGAAATTCGTGTTGTGCCCAGTAGCACAGCTGAACGACTAAGCATATTCTTTGATCAAGAAACACGCAGAGCCAGCTACATCTAAAAGTATGTAGATAATTTAGGCCATAAATACCTTG